TGGCAGGCGCTGCACGCAGTGTCAGTTGGCTTGGGCATCCCTTACGAACTACTGACGGGTGACCTGAAAGGCGTGAACTTCTCCAGCGGACGAATGGGCTGGCTGCACTTCGCGCGCCGCGTCGACGTCTGGCAGTGGCGAATGCTGATCCCGCAAATGTGCGAGACGACTTGGCGCTGGTTCATGGAGGCCCAGGCATTGACACCTGGCGGCGTGATTGAAGACGCCGGCTCGGAGTGGGTGCCGCCGCGGCGCGACATGGTCGATCCGAGCGCCGAAGTGAAGGTCATCAAGGAGCGCATGCGCCTCGGCCTACTCACTCCGGACGATGCCCTTCGCGAGATGGGCTACACGGACCCGGACGAAGTATTGGGCCGCTTCAAGACCCACTTCGACAAGGTAGACAAAGCCGGTCTGGTGTTCGACTACGACGCCCGCAAGGTTTCCGCAGGCGGGCAACCCGTTGCCCCGCCATCCACCACAACCGAGAGCACAGAAGATGACGGAAGCGACGATCAAGACGCTTGAGACGCCGATGCTCAGCCTGCGCGCTGCCGTAAGGCCCGGCTCTGTAGACGTCGAGCAACGCACCGCCGAGCTCACATGGACAACCGGGGCCAAGGGCCGCCGCTGGTCATGGGACGTCGGCAGCTACATGGAAGAACTGGACGTGAGCGAAACGGCAGTCCGAATGGATCGCCTGAACAGTGGTGCGCCGCTGCTCAACGCTCACAGCGCCTACAACCTTGGCGACGTGATTGGCGTTGTTGAACGCGCCTGGATTGAGAACGGCCAAGGCATTGCCACGGTTCGATTCAGTCAGCGCGAAGAGGCCGACGCGATTTTCCGCGACGTGAAGGACGGGATTCTGCGGAATATCTCGGTCGGCTACGCGGTTCACCGCTACGAAGTCGTTGAGGAAGAAGACGACAAGCTACCGACCTATCGCGCCGTTGACTGGGAACCGATGGAACTGTCCATCGTACCGATCGGCTTCGACGACGGCGCCAAGGTCCGCAGCGCCAAAACTGCCGCTGACTATCAAGGCCAGCGATTCAACACTGAATTTCAAATACGGGAACCTGAACAGGTAACCGAACAAACGGCCGACGCGGCCACCGAAACCCAAGAGGAAATCGCAATGACCGACGAAAACCGCGCGGCCGATGAGCAACGCCAGGCCGACATTCGCAACGAAGCAACCGTCGCCGAGCGTCAGCGCTGCAGCACCATTCGTTCAATGGCCAAAAAGGTAGGCCTGGGCGATGACGTCGCTGAAGACCTGATCAGCCGCGGCGTTGAAGTCGCACAAGCCAGCTCTGCCATGATCGACAAGCTTGCTGAGAAGCAACAGGCCGGTCAGTCTGAGTCACGCAGCGCACAGCCGACCATCGTCACCTCCGGCGTTGATCAGGCTGTTGTGGTTGCCAAGCGCAACGCCATGCAGAACGCTCTGCTGGCTCGCTGCAACCCGAAAGTACAGCTGGAAGAGTCCGCCCGCGAGTTCCGCGGCATGCGCCTGATCGACATGGCTCGCGAGTCCGTCGAACTGGCTGGTGGTAACGCCCGCGGCATGACCCCGCAGGAAATCGCACGCGCCGCCCTGGGCTGCGACCGTACCGCCGTTCGTGCCGCTGGCATGCACAGCACTTCCGACTTCCCAATCCTGTTGGGCTCGACCGTCAACCGCGCCCTGCGTGATTCCTACGCACTGGCTCCGCAGACCTGGCGTCCGCTGGGCCGTCAGAGCACCGTGTCCGACTTCCGCGAAGTCAGCCGCGTAGCTCTGGGTGACATCGCTGCTCTGGAGAAGGTCAACGAGCACGGCGAATACAAATACGGCTCGCTGGGCGAAGAAGGCGCTCCGCTGAAGGTCGGCAAGTTCGGCAAGATCATCGCCATCACCTGGGAAGCCATCGTGAACGACGACCTGTCGGCCATGACCCGCATTCCCCAGGCGCTGGGTGCTGCTGCCGCGCAGACCGAATCCGACGTCGTCTGGAACCTGTTGCTGGGTAACCCGACCTTCATCGATGGCGAAACCGTCTACAGCACCGCACACGGCAACGTTTCGGCCAGCGGCGGCGCGATCAACACCACGACCCTCGCCGCTGCCCGCGCCGCAATGCGCAAGCAGAAGTCGAAGGCCGGTCACTTCCTCAACCTCGGCCCGGAATACCTCGTTGTAGGCCCGGACAAGGAACTGGAGGCGTACCAGTTCACCAGCTCCAACTACGTGCCGGCCAAGAACGCCGACATCAACGACAGCCGCAACGCCTCGCTGCAGGTCATCGTTGACGCGCGCATCACTGGCAACCAGTGGTACTTGTTCGCCGCTCCCGGCCTGGTCGACACCTTCGAATATGCCTACCTCGAAGGCGAGCAGGGCGTCTTCACCGAAACCCGCGAAGGCTTCGAAGTTGACGGCATGGAGATCAAGGCTCGCCTGGTCTTCGGTGCTGCCTGGATCGACTACCGCGGCGCCTACAAGAACGCTGGCGCCTAACTCGCCGTGACCTGACAAGGGCGCCCAATGTGGCGCCCTCTCTGCTTTCTGTATCCCGAGGAGGGAACAATGAAGAACTTCATTCAACACGGCGACATGATCACCATCGTGGCAGCCGCGGCCGTCACATCCGGTCAACTGGTCCGCGCGAACAGCTTGGTCGGCGTTGCGTCCACTGATGCCGCTATCGGCGTGGAAGTCGAGGTCAAGACCTCCGGCGTATTCGATCTGCCAAAGACCAGCGCTCAAGCCTGGCAGGTTGGCCAGCCCGTCTACGCAATCGCTGCAAGCGGTCTGCTGACCAACGTTGCCGGCACTGGTAACTATCTGGTCGGCGTGGCCGTGGCTGATGCGGCCAACCCTTCCGCAACTGGCCGTGTGCGCCTGAACGGCTCGCTGGGCCATCCGGTAACGGCGTAAATCGTGGGCTGGCCAGCGATACGGGACCGCATGGACCGCAGAGTTCTAGCCAAGCTGAACGACGGCTGCGCCCAGTACCTTGTCACTGGCCAGCCGCCGAAGACTGTTACCGTCATGGTCGAGCGCAACATGGTGCAGAACGGCCCGGAAGGGCTGTTTCGCTCCGAGAGCACCGGCTTCACCTGGCTGAAATCACAGCTCGACACCTCAACGCGAGGCGCAATCTTCGTGTTCGAGGGATGCCGATTCATGGTCGAGGAGGTTGTTTCGGATGACGGCTACTTCGTCACCGCTGCCTGCATGGAGTCCCGATGAACATCCTTACCGAAGCGCGGCGCGCCCTGGTTGCGCGGCTGGAGACGATCACGGTCGCCAACGGCTACCGCACCAACGCAGGCCAGAACGTCAAAACAGGCTGGTTTGCCGAGGTACTGCAGTCTGAGGCTGTCGGCTTTCCGCTGATCTGCCTGCAGCGGGCGAAAGGCGGCGATCCAGTCGAAGGGCCGGGCGTCATCACCCTGACTCCTGGGTTCTACGTCATCGGCGCGGTGGATGCTGGGCTTGACGACTACGACGCAGCACTGGAAGACATCGAGCTTGACCTGATCCGCTGTCTGATCACGGGCAAGGGTCGTCCGGTTGAGTGGATGCCGCGAGGCACCGCAAGCGTGTCGATCTCAACATCCGAGCATTACCCGCCCGGCAATGGTGAGCCGTCCGCAAGCGTGATGGTGCCGATCCAGCTCGCAATCAACATCCGGCCATAGCGCCAACACAAATTCCAAGCCCGCCACGAGCGGGTTTTTTTTCATCTGGAGAAAACTCGCATGGCCAACTATGCATACATGGGCAAGGGCATCGTCAGCCTCACGCCTGAAGCTGGCGGCACTGCCGTCGACGTGGGCAACGTGTCCGCGCTGAACTTCAACATCAACGAAAACATCATCAAGCTGCCGAACTACCGGACAGCGGGCGGCGGCACCTATGCCCAGGTCAACCGCATCGAGTCGGTCGAGTTCACGGCCACATTGCACGACCTGAGCCCTGAAAACCTGGCGATGGTTACGTTCGGCACCTCGACCGTCGTGGACAACGTGGCCACCATCGAAGCGCTGACCACTGGCGCGAAGACCTTCATGATGACTTTCGCGGGCGTGAACGAGGCTGCAACAGGTCGCACCGTGACCGTGACTGTCCACAAGGCCAAGATCGGCGCCGCGCAGGGCTTGGGATTCATCGGTGACGAGTTCGGCGCGCTGGAGATCACTGGCGAGGTGTTGATCGACACCAGCATCGTCGCTCCTGGGGTGTCGCAGTTCTTCAAGATCGAGATGGATACTGCGGCGGCTTAATGTCGACGTTGGGCCTAGTAATGGCTCCGTGATATGGTTCCCAAATCGAAGAGAGGAGGGAACCTATGAACCGTTCCGGCTTTATCCTGGCGGCTCTGCTGCTTTCATCGCAGGCGAGTGCCGCCACCATATTCAAGTGCGTAGACGAGGCCGGAAGGGTCACGTTTACCAAGAATGCCAACTGTCCACGCAACAGCGGCCTTGATGACGTTATCAGCGCGCACAATGCCGCTCCGAGCGGGTCTAGCGCTCCCGTGCAAATGGCCACACCTACAGCGCAGCAGTATGTGCCGCGCCCATCTGGCGCAAATAAAGGCGTTGTTGTTGTCGGTGGCAGCTCAAGGCAGGCTGAGTGCAATACCGGTCTTTCAGACCGCGATTTACGCACCGCGAAAGTTCGCGGCGAGGTTGTTCCCGGCATGTCCCGCAAGGATGTAGAGAGCATCCACGGCAAGGCGAGCGACGAAACGAATGTCCGCGGCGCCGGCGTAAACACCTATTTCAAAGACAAGTATGTGAGGGCGACCAGTGTCGCCTTTGACCGGCAGGGTTGCGTCAGGGGCGGCTATCAGTCCACGCATAACCCGTAACAAGCCTGATTCAAACCAAGCCCGCCGCGTGCGGGCTTTTTCATGCCCGAAGGAACCCCAATGTCCGAGCTATCCATCCTGTTTCCGGAGCCGGTCACCGTCGAGGTGATGGGCCGTGATGTGCAGATCCTGCCGGTAAAGCTGCGTCACTTCGAGCGTTATGGCAAGTCGGCCGGCGCACTGGTCGAGCTGTTCAGTCAGGCAGGGATTCAGCAGATCAACCGCTATGCCGAGAAGCACAGCGCAGAGCTGCGCCAGATCCTGCTGGCTACGACCACGCTCAATCGCTGGCAGCTATGGCGCCTCCCGGCAACTGTATCGGTTCAGCTGCTGGCCGAGGTCATACGGGTCAATTCCAGTTTTTTCGGCGAAGCCCTGCCAGCAGTGGTAAGGGCGCTGAATGGGGCTCCGTCCTCCAACGCCTGATCGGGGCGGGTCATAACCTGGCTGATGTGCAGGACTACAGCCTGCAGCAGATCGAAACATTCTTGGCTGCCATTGACAAAGAAGACCGCGCCTCAAACCGGGTCGCGCTCATTGCTGCGCGTGCGGCAAATGTGAAGCCCGACGATTTCAAACGCTTGATGAAGGATTTCTGCTGATGGCTACCGTTAAAACACAGCTGGTCATCGACGGGAAGAACAACACTAAGCGCGCCTTTGATGAGGTAAACGGCCAGCTCAACACGATGAATAAGCAGCTCGCCACGGCGGGCAGGGCTATCGTCGCAGCGTTCTCCGTGTCGGCGCTCACTGGCGCGATTCGCGGCATCGCCAATGCGGCAGACAGCTACAACCTGATGAATGCCCGCTTGAAGCTGGCGACCGGCTCTCAGGAAGAGTTCAACACGGCGCAGACCGAACTGCGCAAGATAGCGACCGCCACGCAAACCCCGCTTGAGTCGCTGGCGACCCTGTACGGGCGAATCAGCCGGCCGCTGAAAGAGGCAGGACGCAGCCAGGCCGATATTCTCAAAGTCACCGAGGCCGTCGCGACTTCGTTCCGCGTATCTGGTGCAAGCGCACAGGAAGCTGAGAACGGCGTCATTCAGTTCGCCCAGGCGCTCGGCTCTGGCGCGCTGCGAGGCGATGAGTTCAACAGCGTAGCAGAACAAGCCCCGCGCCTGATGCTGGCGCTGGCTGACTCCATAGGCGTTCCAGTCGGGGCGCTGAAGGAGATGGCGGCGCAAGGGCTGCTCACGGCAAGCGTCGTAACGGATGCGCTGGTCGGACAACTTGATACGCTGCGCACCGAAGCAGAGTCGCTGCCGGAAACGGTCGGCGGCGCCATGACGGCGCTATCTGACAGCATCAATCAGGCAGTCGGAAGCACCAATCTTCAGCCGCTGATCGACTCGCTGAATGAGTTGAACACGGTGGTGAGCGACCCTTCCACCGTACAAGGGTTGGCGTCACTGACTGGTGCGCTGACGCGAATTGGCGCGACCGGGCTTGGCTCGCTTGCTGATTTCGGGCTCGTGGGCGATCAGCTTGGGCTGCTTGCGGCGCGATTCACTGGAGCCGCCACAGAGCTAGATAAAATCGACAACGAAATAAAGGAAATCGAGAAAGTCCTGAGCGGAACGGGCCTTGCTGACATGTTCCTCGGCATGTTCTTTACAGAAGAAGAACTGAAAGCAAAGCTTGATGTGTTGCGAAGCGCTCGAACCCAAATTGTCGAAGAGCAGACCGGCATGAATGCCGAGCTGGATTTTCTGGCCGATGTGGCAGCGGCAGCAGCTGAAGCAGCACAGCAAGCCGATATAGATCAGCGAACCAAATACATTGGCGAGCTGAAGACCCTGCAAGACAAGCTAGTTGCCGATGCCAAGAAAGGCGCAAAGGCGCTTGTATCGGCAGAGAAAGCGGCTAATCGCGATCTTGAAAAGGTCCGCGCTGATCGGCTGAAGATCGAAGAGCGCTACCGCGAAGCCCTTGCCGGCATGAACGATAGCGGCGAGGCGTCCTACGGTGCCGCTCAGTCGCTGAAGGTTGGCGCACGGCAGGCATTGCAGGCGGGCAACGTAGAAGGGGCGCAGGCGCAAGCGCAGGCCGCTCTGAAGATGCTTCAGGATCTGCAGGCAGCCGGCGAGAACACGTATGGCTTTGCTGGATTCATTGGTGAACTGCAGGAAATCGAGCTGGCGGCCAACGATATCGAGCAGAGCCGCGCCGAACAGAAGATCGCATCGATCAAGCAGGAGATGGCATCGCTTGCCGAGCAGGCTGAAAAGCTAAAAAACGCCCCAATCAGCTTCAAGCTGGATGAGGCGAGCTTGGCTGGCGTTAAGTCGCAGATCGAGGCGCTTGCCGCTCAGCTTGGGCAGCAGCTGGTTATTCCTGTTCAGGTAACTGGGGGTGACTTTAGCCAACCCTACACCCTGCAAGACCCCGGCCCAGCCCCGCAAGGCTTCGCAACTGGCGGCTACATCAGCGGCCCAGGCACTGGAACAAGCGATAGCGTTCCGGCGTACCTGTCAAACGGCGAGTACGTCATTCGGGCTGCAGCCGTTCGGAAGCTCGGCAAGCGTCATCTGGATATGCTCAACCAGGGGATTCCGATCCCGCGTTTCGCCGATGGCGGCTTGTTTGGCGCCGTGTCGAGCATGCAGTCGGCCTCACCGAAAAACCTTGGCTCGCTGGATATCAGCCTCGGCGGCGAGACGATCCAAGTGTTCGCCAATAGCAGCCAGGCAGACCAGCTGCGCATGGCCGCCAAGAAGTTCGGCCGCACTCACCGGAGTTAACCCATGCCACAACCTCAAATCATGCTCGGCGGTGTGCCGATCGTGCTGCACGCGGGCGCCCCGGAATTATCCGAGGAGGCTATCGGCGGTTCGAGCGTGCTCCGTCTGAGCGGGGGCGCCGGGGTCAAGCAGCAGCACTGGGAGCGCATGGCGGGCAGCATCAGCGGCAGCGGCTGGATTCCTCCGGGCCTCGACGGCTTGGACTACAGCCAGCCGCTCGAACTGCGGTCGACTCAGGTCAATGCCATCCACGGCGCAGGCCCGACGTTCACGATACCCGGCACGCCCCGGCCTGATGTTCTGCCGTGGGCTGATGCGCTCGTTGGCGATCAGTGGGTTTCGGTGTCGTGCTCCGTAGTTGATGGGGTCGCCACGGTCGGCACCGCTGCGGGCGCCACGCTCTACCGGGTGTGCTGGATGCCGGTTTATTCCGTGTTCGCCAGCAAGCCCGCCAAAACTCAAAGCTCCGGCTCTGCCAGTCACGGCTGGTCGATCAACTGGGAAGAAACCTAAATGCTCAATGCCTCGCCGCTCAACGCCTCGCCGCTGAATGGCGCAGGTTCGTCAGCTATCGAGCCGGTCTATGTCGTCACAGGTCAGTCGGACGTGTGGCGCTTGCTGGTTCGAGTGGCGGCCGTAGACGTATCGGCGCAGCTCACCGGCTCGGTTGCTGCTGACCGGGAGGAGGGCGCGGCCGGCGTTGGCGGGTTCGATCTGTTCATTGCCGC